AACAAGAATACAGGTTGACAACATCGAGGAAGTAAAGCAGCGGCTTGGGAATCTAAGCCACAAAGCCCCTTCGGTGCTTGCAAATGCAATCAACCGCACCACAACCAACATTAAGAAAACGATGGCACAGCAGACCGCAAAGCGGTACAACATCGCAAATGGAGAAGTGAAAAAGACTATCAGCATAAGCAAGGCAACAAGGGCAAGGCTAGAGGGTGCGACAATATCCAAGGCTTCGCCGATTGCGCTTGCAAAATTCAAAGTTAGTCCGAATCGCACCGTATCGTATGCGAATGGCAAGCCATCGCCGAAAGCGTATAAAGTATCAGTTGAGAAGGGGCCGGCATCTAAGCGATTGGATGCAGACCCCAAAGCTTTTATTGCGGTAATGAAATCCGGGCATCAAGGGCTTTTTCGCCGCTTGACGGATGATAGCTTGCCGATTAAGCAATTATACGGGCCATCCGTGCCGCAAATGATAAAAAATGATGAAAGCATGAAAAACATCCAAGAGGAAGCGCAAAGCACCTTGCGAAAAAGGATTGATGCAGAAATCGAAAATATTTTAAGAAAGGGGTAACAGGCATTGACCGAATTGGATTTATTGGATGGGCTTGCAGAGGAAACAAAGGAAGCCTTAAAGAATTTTCGCTTGCGTTCCGCAAAAGAAAATTACATCCCTATCAATATTTACACACAGAATTTGCCCTTGAAAAAGGGAAAAGAGGATGAAAAACAATATCCGTATGTGTGCGTGTGTTTTGATGATGAAGAAATCAGCGATACCGAAGAACCGTTTTTAGTAAATGTGTATTTTCTTATCGGGATTATAGACCGGGCAGAGGATAAACAGGGATACCGGGATGTATTGCAGATTGCGAATCTGATTTATCAGCACATTTTCCGAAAAGGCATTATTGCGAAAGCATTTAAGCCATCATACCCCTTTAAAATCTTGCTGCAACAGGATGATACATACCCATATTTTATTGGCGGCATTGAAAGCAAGTGGGAAATGCCATCTTTCAGAGAGGAAGATAAATTTATATGATGCAACGAATGTATATCGGCCCGGCGATTCCGGGAGTAGTAAAAAATAGCGCAATTTTTATCGGAGATTTGCCGGAGCGATTGACAGAAATTGCAAAGGAAATTCCGAGTATTAACAATCTTGTGATTCCTATTGACGGAATCACAGAAGCAAAAAGAGCATTATCCGACCCCGGAAGCGTGGAAGATGTTTCCTATTGCCGGATAGTAGACTATTTGAAAGGAGAAAAATAAAAAATGTCTAATTACAAGCATGGTATTAGTACCAAGAGAAAAGCAACCGCATTAACCACCCCTCTCACAAGTACCGCAAATGTGACGGTGGTAATCGGTACTGCACCTGTCAACATGGCATCCGACCCTTACAAGGCGGCAAATGTTCCCATGGCAGCATATAGCAAGCCGGATGCAATCAAAAAAATGGGATGGAGCGAGGATTTTAAGAATTTCACAATCTGTCAAAGTATGTATGCGCAATTTGATGTGTTTGCAGTTGCGCCGCTCATTATGATAAATGTGCTTGACCCTAACAATGAAAATCATGTGTCCGCAGTTGTGGCAACCGCTTATGATGTCGCAAACAAAAAGGCACTTGTAGATGTTGAGGGCATTTTGCTTGACACTATCGAGGTAACAAGTGAGGATGCAAGCACAGAACTTGCAAAAGATACCGATTATGTGGCATCCTTTGCCGATGATGGCACGGTTATCATCGGATTTACAGAGGAAGGCGCAAAGAAAGCCGGAACAAGCGTTAAAATCGCTTATACAAAGTTGAATCCCGAGGGTGTAACCTATGCGGATATTATTGGCGGTTATAATGTTTCCACAAGAATCAAAAAGGGTCTTGAAGTTATCAGCGAAATCTTCCCTAAACTTGGCATTGTTCCGGGTACGCTGATTGCACCGGGATTTTCCCATATTCCGGCGGTAAATACTGCATTGACCGCAAAATCCAATCTTATTTACAGCCTGTTTTCTTGTAAGACAGTAAGCGATATTGATTGTTCCGAGGATGGGGCAAATTCCATCGACAAGGTAAAGGAATGGAAGAACAACAACGGATATTCCGACCGCCGCACCTTTGCAGTATGGCCGAAGGTAAATGTAAATGGCTACCACTACTATTTTTCCGCACAGCTTGCAGCACTTTTGCAGCGTTTGGCGGCAGAAAATAGCGGTGTGCCTTCTGAATCTTGCGATAATAAGGCATTGAAAATCAGCGGTCTTGTGTTAGAGGATGGCACAGAAATCACATTCGATATGGACGAAGCAAACGATTATTGTAATGCCAACGGTGTAATTACCGCCATCAATATTGATGGATTCCTTGCATGGGGCAATAATACCGCTGTTTTCCCTCAGTCCACCGATGTTGTGGATAGATGGGTTACATCGGTAATGATGTTTGACTACATCGAAAACAATTTCAAGCGTAGCTTTTTCTCTAAGGTATCAAACAAGGCAAGCTATCGTGAAATCGAAGATGTGGTGCTGTCCGAAAATCTGACCCTTAACGGATTAAAGGGCGGCGATGATATTGCCGGGGGCGAAATCTCTTTCAGCATGGAAGAAAACCCTATCACACAGATTCTTGGCGGCAAGATTAAGTTTAAGGAGCGTTTAGCAACATATCCGCCTATGGAAGATATTGAAAACGAATTTGAGTTTGACCCTACAATCTTACAGGCGGCTTTGGAAGGAGGGAGTAACTAATGGCTAATACATACGAATTACCCGATAAAGTGAATAATTTTAATGTGTACGATGGCAAGGCAAAGTTAGTCGGCATTTCATCCGAAATCACGCTGCCTTCTTTTGACCCTTTAACCGACACATTAAACTTGGCCGGCATGGCCGGAGAAATCGAAAGCGAGGTTGTGGGGTCTTTCGGGTCTATGAAACTTGAAATTCCTTTCAGCAACCTTTCCGAAGATTTCTTCGCATTTGCAGCAAGCACAAATCCTGTTGTGATTCGTGGGTCTATGGAAGTGTTTAACACACAGACACAGGCAAAGGAATACAAGCCTATTGTCGTAACCGTAAAGGGCCGCACTCTGAATATCAATCCGGGTGTGTTGAAGAAAGGCGGCAAGGGAGAGCCTAAAATCACTAAGGAAATTACCTACATCAAAATTACCATCAACAATGAAACACAGGTTGAACTTGATAAACTCAACTTCATTTTCATTATGGGCGGTGTAGATTTGTTGGCGAAAATCAGAAGCCAGATTTAAAGAAAGCGAGGAATAACGAAATATGAAAGACATTACCAACGAAAACGAGAACATGGCAGCAGAGGAAACAAAGGTTGTTTCCATGGAAGCGAAGAAAGCAGAAAATGCAGCAGAGAATAACGAGGATGCGGACGATTCCGACATTGATATGTATGTGAAATTCAGCAAGCCTTATCAGTTTGAGGATGAAACATACGAAGGACTTGATATGTCTTGCCTTGAAAATCTCAATTCTCACGATTTGGGAGATATTGAGAAGAAATTTTACAAACAGGGTGTAGCAAGTTTTAACCCGGAAAACACCGCAACCTATGCGAAGATTGTTGCACAGAAAGCAACCGGGCTTCCTATCGAGTTTTTTGAGCAGTTACCTATCAAGGATATGCTTAAAATCAAGAGCCGTGTCGTAAATTTTTTCTACAACTAGAAATTAGAGCAAAAGACGGACAGGACTTCCGAAAGGTGGCTGTCCGTCTTTCTATGTCTACAAATACCGGGTTGGATTTTTACATCAATTTACCTTTGCCGGAATTTATAGACATCGCAAAGGAAGTGGTGGAATATGGCAAGCAGCAAAAAAACAGAATACGAAATAGCACTTCTAGTCGGCGGTAAAGTACAGGCATCTTTCGGAAACAGTATCAAAGATGTAAATAATAGCTTTGATTCTATGACAAATATGGCAAAATCAGCCGCTAAGATGGTAACGGCAGCATTTGCAACGGTACAAGTCGGGCAGTTTATCGGCGATGCGGTGGAAACCTATTCATCGTTTGAACAGGCCATGGCAAATACTGCAGCAATAGCAAGAGCATCCGAAACGGATTTTGAGCGATTGGAAGAAGCTGCCCTTGAAATGGGAAAAGCCACAACCAAAACAGCAACGGAAGCATCGGAAGCACTTGGATATATGGCACTTGCCGGATGGAGCGTTGACGATTCTATCACAGCCCTAGAGCCTGTATTGCGATTGTCTGAAGCTACACAGATGGATTTGGCAACTTGTTCCGATTTGGTAACGGATTCCATGTCTGCCCTTGGTTTGTCGGTTGATGAATTAAGTGGATATTTGGATGTGTGTACCGCAGCAAATAATAATGCAAATACCACAGCCGAAGCCCTTATGGAAGCTCTTATCGGATGCGGTGGCGCAGCGAAAACGGTTGGTGTAGACATTACAGACACAGCAACCGCCCTTGGGGTGCTTGCAAACAATGGTACAAAAGGCGCAGAAGCCGGAACGGCATTAAATTCCATGCTTGTACGAATGACAAGTAAGGATGCCGCAATTACGGCGATGGAAGCCTTGGGAGTATCGGCATTTGATGCCGCCGGAAATTTTATTGGACTTGAAGAAGTGCTTGTCGATTTACAACAGGCATTATCGACACTATCAGCCGAAGAACAGGCTGCCTATATGTCTAAAATTGCCGGAACAAACTACTATACCGAAATGAGTTATTTACTTGATGCCGTTGCAGAATCGGCGGACGGCACAGCATCGGCATGGGATTCCCTTTCCGGGGCCTTGGAAAATTCCGATGGCGCATTGATGAACATGGCCGCAACCGTTACGGACACATTAAGCACATCATTTCAGATTCTTAATTCCGCAACAGAAGATGCACAGATTCATTTGGTGGATGCTTTCGGGGATGATTTAAAGGATATAATTTTAGACCTTGCGGCATTTATCCCGGAACTTACGGAAAATTTCGTGAAATTCGCTGACAAAGCCGGGCCAAAAATCTCAAAGACCTTCAGCAACATACAGAAAGGGGCCGGCAAGGCTTGGAATGTAATCACAGGCTTTGGGAAAGGATTTATTGAGAATTTTGAAACGGTTGAAATGGTTATTGCCGGAATCGGCGGTGCGATTATCGCTTATAAAGTGGTTAGCGGATTAGTAAGCACGGCAACCGCCATCAAAGGGGTTGCAACAGCAATTAAAGCTATGACAATAACAAATCCTTGGCTTCTTGGCATTACCGCAGCAATTTCCGCCATTGTAGGCATTACCGCAGCAGTAAAGACAGCCGAGAAACAGGCGGTAAAAAGTAATTTAGCAAAACATTTCGGGGATATTGCCCTTTCCATGGATGAAATATCAGCGGCGGCGGAATTTATTGTTGCAAGCGATAATCTGAATAAAATTCACGAATCCATGGCGGCATTTGATGAATTAGACGGCATACAGGACAGTATGCAAGATAGCATTGATGCCATTAACAAAATGAATTGGAAAGTATCAATCGGCATGGAATTGACCGCCGATGATAAAGAATCATATATTGCAGAGATTCAAAACTATGTAGCGGAAGCACAGAACTATGTGCAGCAAGCACAATATGCGCTAAATATCAATCTATCCCTTTTCGCTGAAGGCGATTTGGAACGGCAAAACATAGTAGACCAATTAAACACTTTCTATTCTGATAAATACGCAGAATTGGAAGCCCTTGGTACACAGCTTAATCAGACAGTAACGGATGCTTTTGCTGATGGTTTGCTTGAAATGGACGAGGTAAAAGAAATCACGGAATTGCAATCACAGATGGCACGAATCCAAGAAGCTATCGCAACAAGTGATTTTGATGCGCAATTAAAAGTTATGGAGTTGCAGTATTCCGGCGCAGATTTGGATGCGGATTCTTTCAAAGCATTGCAAGAGGAACTTGCAGCACAGGTGGAAACGGCATCCGCAGAATACGAAGAATCGTTGCAATTAAGAATTGCCAACTATGAAGTTATGCTTGATGATGGCGCAATTACGCAAGCCCAATATGATGCAGCTATCGAGGAATTTTGGGAAGATTACATGACAAGCATGACCGAGTTGGAAGCAAAAGCACTTTCATTTCAGACCAATACCATCATGCAAGTGTACAGCGATGATGTGGAAGCATTTAATCAGCACATGAGCGATGTAATGAAAGAATACACTAGCGAAGCATACGCATGGGATTGGGAAGAAAGACCTGTAATCATGTGGGATGGCATGGCGCAAGAAATTTGGAGTAGTGACATCGACAAAGACACAAAACAAGCGATTGCGGAACTTTTGGAAACCATGCAGCCATCCTTGGAGCAAGTCGAGGAATTAAAGCAGCAATACACCGATTTGGGGCTTGAAATCCCGGCGGCACTCAATCAAGCGTTAGCGGATGCAGATACCCTTGGTGCAATGACCGTATATCAAAAGATGTGGGGTCAAGCCGGGGATATGCAAGCATTGTATGATGCGATGGCGCAAGAAATCGTAAATGATGAATCATTTGCGGAAATCGAAGCAAGCCTTCGTGAAAAGGGTTGGGAAATGCCGGAAGCGTTTGCGGAAGAAATC